ACCAGTTTGTGCAGAACTCAACTGCTTGGTCAATTGGTTGAGGAAATCTTCTTCCATGCCTGAAATCTTGTTGTTTTTCTCTGCCATTTGCAGTTCAACAATCTTAGACTTGTTCTTGATGTCTGCTTCTTTCAACATCAATTCGGCAATCTTAACTCTCTTGTCAAACTCTTTGGAGGCTTGGTCATCCTGATTAGGAAGATTCTTTGTCATTGCCGCCATGTTCTTAGTTTGAACTTCTTGAGGCATTAACTGTGCTTCAACCAACAATTTCTGTGCTTCAGCCCGATTTTGCTCTGCCGCTGTAGTGTTTACAGCAATTTGAGCCTGTGCCGCTTGGATAGCCAACTGCTGTTGAGCCTGTTGCATCTGTTGTTGTTCAGGATTTGGTTGCATCATCTCATCCAACTTGGCAATCAACTCCATTCTGTTACTCAAACTGGAGTTTGCAACGATTCCCTTGAGGATAATCGGCAAAACAGGGGTTTCAGCACCCAAAGTCTGCAACAAACCAATGAATTGCTGTTGCTCATACTCACGAGCAATGATGCCAAGGGTGGCAGTTGGGATGAAGTTCATGTCTACAGAGGGATAACGCTCTGGGTCAAACTGCATGAACCTAAAAGCCGCCTTTTTGATGAATGGAATCAAGAAATCTTCTTGGAAATTTACCAAAGTACGCTTGTATTTCTTAATGATGGAGGCGACAGCCATCGACATACCGCCACCAGCACCATCACGAGCCGCTTGACTGACCATTCCTTGAGAATCCAGCGTACCAGTGGCTTGCAAGAGCATTCTTTCAAATGCTTGGGCAGTAGCAAGGTTGTTTGGGTCACTCTGACCAAACTTAAATGGGTACAAAATCTCGCTAGGCGCACCATTTGTGAGGATAGCTTTTCCGGGCTTGATTTCGAACTTCATACCCCTTGGAAGACGAGTTGCATCCATCGCAATCATCGGGGAAGTGGTCAATGCCAGTGAATCTAAGTGACTGCGAGTCTGTGCATCAATGGCTTTTTGCATATTGAATGCCTTTTCCACTGTGCCACGACCCAACAATCTGTTCGGAATCGTATCGTCTTGGTAGGACAGAACAGGTCTGTCTTTCATCATGTAAGGGTTTTCCTCAGCTTTGAGGAGCAGTCCATCGTTAGCAATCACAACAATGGCTTCAACCATGTCTGTGTAGTCTTCAGCGGCTGAGTTTTCGGGGAATAACTCAACGATGCCCTTGTTTTCCTTCATGTTATTGAGGTACTCACGAGGAACAAGACCATAGTAGGTCAGCAAAAGCACCTTTTCATCCTGATACTGACTCACTTCTTGGGTAGGCTCAAGGTCAGTGTCCTCATAGGTAGGGGTGATGTCTACCTTTCGGTAGATGCCTTTCTCGATGCCAGCCACAATCTTATGTATTGAGACATACTTCTCGATAGCCACGCCCATACAGTCATCAATGGATGTGCCATTAGGGTCAAAGAGGAAGTTCTTTGGGTTGACAGGCATGATCTTGACAGCGATTCTGTCTCGCTCGATCACACCAATTGCGGCTTGCCCCTGCATATTGGGGATGGCTTGTGTGGCAGGGATGTATTCTTTTTCGGTTTTGACAACAATCTCGCCAATACCTGTTCCGTAGATTTCTGCCATCAACTCAATCTGGTCAATACTCTTGCGAATCTTGTCCTTTTTGAAGTCCTCCATGAGTTGAGCTTTAATCAACTCAACATCGATGGGGTTGCCGTTTACATCTTGGATATTGTCTTCAATGTCAAAGAACTCGCCTTGACCAAAGATTGCTTCCATGATCTCAGCATGACGAGTCTCGACAGCTTGCTGAGTGGCGGGAGTGACGATACGGCTACGCTCAGACTCACGGGTCTTGTCTTCAGAAGCCCATTGACCTCGGAAGATGCGTTCATACTCTAGCCAATCAGGGAGAAAGTTGACATCTCGGTAGTCACGCCACTTTGTGCAATGGTCAACAACAAAATCTGTCAGTTCTTTATCAGCCTCCGTAGGCTCATAAAACTCATTCTGTTCTAACTTGACTTCTTTATTTGTTGCCATTTATATCCCCGAAATTATGTCTAGTGGCTCCCACTCATCTTCTTGGTCATCTTGGAAGTATGAAGTGACTGCCAGTTGGTCAATGTAAGATAAGGCATCGGGTAAGTCATCATGCACACCTTGGGCAGGGAACATCAAGAGTTGATCTTTGAATTCATCCCAATCTTCCTCGGAGTTCAGCACGATTCGCCCATGCTCAAATCTTCCTTGAAGTGACCAAATAATACGATCAGCCTTTTTGCGATTGCCGTGGGTCAAGTCAACTATGTGTGAATATACATTATTTTTCCGCATTAAGTCACTCAAATACGGCAAAACTGCGTTTTTTAACGCCCCCCTCTCGATTCCGACACTCATTGGGCGGTATTCACGCATTTTCAGCAGGATGGTGGCGGCTGTTTCCCTGATGTCCCACCGCCCATAGGCAATCTCTTTGACAAACCACTTCCCATCATCTGTCACCTTGACCACGGCGATGGCGGTCTGGTCTAGCCGTTTCTTGGAGTTAGCCGCCTGTTTAGCCACCTCCTCGAAACCAGCCAAGTCGCAAGCAATGTAGTAGCTCCCATATTCAGGCTCTACCCCATATTTCAGCCATTCTTCCTTGAAAACATCAGAGCCAGCATTGTCGAAAGAAGCCATATACTCTTGCTTAAAGGCAAAGGTGCTAAGGGTCTTCTTTGCGCTCTCGATTTCAGTGGGGTCTATCAGGGGGTTGTCTTTGGTAGTGAAGTGCCAACTTTTCCAGTCTTTGTCTTCTTCAGACGAGCCAAGTTTGAAGATGTCATAGAAGAAGTTGCGACCCTTGGGAGTACCGATGAACATAGCTCTGCCCTTTTTATCAGACAGAGAAGCACGAATAACCTGTTCCCATGCTTCGGGTTTGATGTCGGCAACCTCGTCAAGCACAGCATAGGTGAGTGACACTCCTCGCAAAGTATCTGGTCTATCCGCACCTCTAACATAGATTTTTGCTCCGTTTATCAGGGTGATGTCCATGTTATTGATGTGGCTAGACTGAATAACTTCCCGCCCCAACTCCATCAACACATCCCAAATAATCTGCCTAGCCTGACCATTGGTAGGCGCAACATACAGTACAGCCGAACCAGCCGTACATTGGAGTCCTTCAATCAGGAGGGTAACGGCTGAGAGCCTAGACTTACCGCATCTTCGACCAGCGGCAATGACTTTAAACCTTGTTTTATCAGCAAAGACTTCTTGTTGCCAAGGGAGGAGACTGAAGTTAAGGTCTGACATTATTCAATTGTGTAATCTGGAATTGAGAAGGGGTCTTTGTAAAACGGGGTGTCTATTTTTTGTTTTGAAAGACTCCAGTTTTTTGCTTTTTCTATAGTGTCAAGTCCCATTGAATCAGGGTCAGTCCCATACTGACGCATAAAAAATTCTTTCCATGCCGTTGGATGAGTTGGGTCTTTTAGCATTTGTCCTGTCTTGGTAGACGATGGGAAGTGCGGTCTATTGTCATAAGGACTGATAGTTTCTTTTATCCCTGCTTTCCATGCTCCCCTGTAATCATAGTCAGGAGATTCAAGAATCATCTCTGTAACTCGCTGGTTGTCTAACTTATCAACAGGCATCTTTTGTTCAGCCGCAATGTCTGACTTAATAGAGTTAAACAGTTGAGTTCCTTGTAACCAATTTCGAAACTGCTGTTCTTCCGCTGGCTTCAGTGTGGTAGGACTCCAAGGAGTCGCAGAAAATTTTGCGTATTCATTTAACCAATCACTCATTCTTTTACCTCCACATCTTCGGCATCAATGGTAGGGTTATCCCCAATAGTGACACCACCTATGCCTGAGATGGTGATGTTGACAGCGGAACGCTGTTTTCCTTCTTTTTCAAATAGTGAAACGGGAAGCATTCTGTCCATACAGAGTTTGAGTGCCGCCATTTGAGCAGGATGTTCGTCATTCATTGCAATCTCGACTGCTTTGTAGACAACATTAGAACCTGCACTGTTTATCAGGAGTTCTTTGAGTTCTTTGATTTTCTGTTGTTCAGTCTTGGGTAAGACGAGTGCCGCAGGGTTGTCTGCATACTTAGTGAGGGTCATCTTCCCAGAACCTTTTGGGCGACCCTTTTTCTTCAAGTTATCAGGGAGTGCATCTACTACATTCATCTTTTGTCCAACAGAATGGGAAGTTAGCACACACTTTACATCAGAATCAGATTCTTGTATAGTGGAGACAACGGGGGCATCACCCACCCCTCTATGCGGTTGAGCCGACCAAGTAGGATAAGCGTAGTGAACCATGTAGTTCTTCAGTAAAGCAC